CACAGTCGTTGACGGAAAGACACATGTTCATCTGGATATAGATGCCGATCTTGAGAAAGATGAACTTACTAAAATCCTGAAAAGTATTGGTTTGTAAAACTTGAAAAGAGCTGCTAACAACGGCTCTTTTCTTTTGCCGCGCGAAATTTACAAGTCTTATTATGAGAGACGGGTTAGCTCAGTTGGTAGAGCGCCACACTTCCGTGGAGGTCGTCGGTTCGAATCCGATACAGTCTCTCTTGCTTTTTATTTTCGCATGAAAGGAGAAAAGACATGAGCATCGATCAGCTTGATTTAATCTTGTATGACATGTACCGCATGGACGCTTGGCTGCCGCCTTTGTTTGGTAAATGGACTGAAGATTATAAAAAAGCGAGTTACTCACAATGGGCTGTCGACGAGCTCAGAGATTTTATCGCCGAACAGATTTACCCCCGAAGAGAAGGGTCTATTGATGAATTCTGTAAGCTCACGCATGAATTCATGATGAAGACCGCTAAGTATGCGAGGGTGAATCCAAACACAAGTCTTATGTTTCGATCTGCCAGTGAAATGGCAGCGAACATTTTAGACCTTCTAAGGGCTATGCAATAACAAAACATGAAAGGAGAAAAGACATGAGCAAAAACCAAGCAATTCAAAAGTTGCTGCATAAGTCGGGGCTTTGCATCAGGAAATACTCGCCTGTTGCTTTGTCTTTTGTAGCATCAGCCGGCGTTGTGGTTACTGCAATCGCCGCAGCCAAAGCGACCCCACGAGCAGTAGCGTTAGTTTATGCAGACAGTCGCAAAAAGCATGATGGCGATCCATATGCGTACACCAAGAAAGAGGCGTTCATCGCTGCATGGAAATGTTATATTCCGGCAGTGGCATTTGGAGCTTCTACTATTGCTTGCATTATGGGTGCCAACGCCTTAAATCGACGCCAACAGGCAGCACTAACAAGTGCGTATGCTCTCGTCCAAAGTTCTTATAAGGAGTATAAGGACAAGCTGAAAGAGCTCTATGGTGAGGAAGCTCATAATGCCATCGTAGATTCTATCGCCAAAGAAAAGTGCAAGGACATCAGTATCTCTGCTAATGGAGGTTGGTACGATTCTTCCCTCGATTTTGGTGAAGGTATGGAACCAGAAGTCTCCCGCACTTTTTACGATAGCTTTTCGCAAAGATATTTTGAGTCAACCATCGAAAAGGTCATTCAGGCTGAGTACCATCTGAACCGCAATTTCATGTTCGCAGGAGTCATCCCACTTAATGATTTTTATGAGTTTCTCGGACTTGAAAAGACGGAACTCGGAGACGCTGTTGGATGGTCAAGCTGTAATGGTGATATTTATTGGATCGACTTTAACCATCACCGACTCACTTTGGATGACGGCATGGAGATCTATGTCATTGACATGGTTTTTGAGCCGACAGCCGAGTGGATGGAAGATCTGTAAGTTCGCAAAAAATACATTTTACTTTATGAAAACGAAAAGGAGGTTTCGCTTTATGAATAATGCAAAATTGGTTAAAATCCTTGGTCTTGTCGCTACCGCAGTAGGTATGGGGGCTACGCTCCTCACTGACTGGGTGAACGAGAAGAAGATGGAAGAGAAAATCGACGAACGCATCAATGAGAAGCTTGCCGCACTTAGCGATGAAGAAGATGAGGAGTCCTAACAAGGGCTCTTCCTCTTTATCTGAACAATATGTGTGATACAAGCACGGCTGTTTCGATTATTCAACGATATGTTGATGAGCATCTGTTCAGTCCATCCTTCACATGGCCAAAGTATGAATTCAGAAAAAGGTCATATCAGCAATGGGCTGCATATGAAATCTGTGATCGAATCATGGACAAGCCTTTCGACGATCCAATCACCATCATCGAAAACTTCATGTTCGAGATGGCTATGTATGCTTGTTACGGCGAGGATGAGCAGCGTAGCTTTATATTTCAGAATGCGGTCGAAACAGCTGAAGAATTAAGTCTACTATTTGTTTAACCGAAAGGAGAAAAGAAACATGAAAGTTTCATACCAAAACTACCGTCAACAGAAGCAGAGTTCTAAGGTTATGAGATCTTACATTGTACAGGCGGCAGCAAAAGGAGCAACAGAAGAGGAACTCGACATTCTATGCCAAGCGTATCTGCTCGAACAAAAATACGGACTGGCAGTTAATTCGACGACAGAGCGCAGACCACCTGTACGCCGTATCTATGATATTGCGGTTTTTGCCACTCGTGTTGATGCAGAGAAGGTTTATAGCCAAATGCTCGAACTTTCCACTCAATATGGGGCGGTCAGCGTAAATGACTATTATGAACTTTGCGGTTTAGAGGACAAAGACTCATACGAGTTAAGAAATTATGGATGGACTAAAGATGCAGTCTTGAACATGAGTGTAGTGCGAATTGGTCCTAATTATGTGATTGATGTGCCTCGCATTGTGCAATGTTTTCAGATGAAAGGAGAAAATCATGCCTAAACAAAGTTTAGCAAGCATTGCCAAGAGTGTACGGACGGCAATGAAAAAACATAGTCCTGAAATTCTCACCGGTATTGGAATTGCCGGCATGATTACCACCACTGTTATGGCGGTAAAAGCAACACCAAAAGCTCTGATTCTGCTTGAAGAGAGAAAAGATGAGCTGGATACGGACAGACTTGAGCCGAAGGATATCATCAAGACGGCTTGGCCTTGTTATATTCCGGCAGCCGTTGTAGGCTCCATCTCTGTCTTCTGCCTGATTGGAGCAAGCTCGACTAATCTTCGTCGGAATGCTGCTCTGGCAACGGCGTATACCCTTTCAGAGTCTACTTTGAAGGAGTATCAGGAAAAAGTCGTTGAGACAATTGGTGAGAAAAAGGAACAGTCCATTCGAGACTCTGTGTCGAAAGACAAGATGGTTAAGAACCCTGTTCGAGAAGTGATTCTCACTGAAAGCGGCGGCAACACGATCTGCTATGATGTCTTGTCCGGACGATATTTCAAGTCTGACAGAGACAAAATCACCCGGGTCATGAATGAACTGAATCGTCAGATGCGTGACGAAATGTATGTCACGCTGAACGATTTCTACTACGAACTCGGTTTGGATGGAACTAAGATGGGCGATATGCTCGGATGGAGCATCGATAAGGGTTACATTGACCTTGCATTCTCATCGCAGCTGGATGCAAACGGTACCCCCTGCCTGGTGATTGATTATCAGGTTGCTCCGGTTTATGACTACCAGTAAGCTACCGCGCGAAATTTACAACTTATTTAATGGAAGAACATTCCACAATTTCACACATTTGAAAGGAGATTTCACAATGAACAACAATGAGATTATGAACAACGAGGTCGTTGAAGCTACCGAAGAGGTTATCGAGAACGCTGGCTTGAGCAAGGGTGTAAAGATTGCTGCGGGTATCGGCTTGAGCGTAGTTGTAGGCGTGGTCGTCTACAAGTATGTAGCAAAGCCGGTAATTGCAAACATCAAAGCCCAGATCGAGCAGAAGAAGATGGCTGCTGAGGAGAAGACGGTTATCTTGGAAGAATCCGATGTTGTCACTGAAGACAACTGAAAATGCGAATTTGAGAAGTTCGGATAAGGGAGAGTACCTGTAACAAGGTGCTTTCCCTTTTTCTTTATCTCTCGAAAGGAGGAAAAAATATGCAGCAGTATCAATATGACGGTCCTGTTATGCGATTCGATGATTGCGTTCAGCATCGTTGGAAGGCAACTACTGTTGCTCCGACGGAAGCGAAAGCGAAGAGCAATCTCGCCTATCGATATAAAAAAGAAAACGGCTTGATGCCGAACACAAAAATTACTCTGCCCGGTAAGCTGATTCCGGCATAAGAAAGGAGATCACCCAGTGGAAGATTACAAATCTAATTCTGATAAGGCTCGTCAGGAGCAACAGTCAGAAAAGAAAGTCGAGGCGGTTATTACCGGGGCTGCAAAAACTCGAAAAAAAGGCGAGATGCAAAAATTCGCAGATGTCTTTATTGCAGAAGATGCAAACAATGTCAAATCTTATATTTTGATGGAGGTCATTGTGCCTGCTGTCAAGAAAGCGATTTCTGACATTGTCACTACCGGTATTGACATGATTCTGTACGGCGAGGCAGGTCGCAGCAAGAAAAACGGAACGGCATCTAAGGTGTCTTATCGGAACTACTACGATCAAGGCACAGACAGAGTGCGTGCAGGTTCCGTCGGCAATAGACGCAATACACCTGACTATGATGATATTTTGTTCGATACTCGCGGAGATGCGGAAGCGGTGCTGGATTCCATGAACGATATTATCAGCCAGTACGGTATGGTAAGCGTGTCGGATTTTTATGATTTGGCTAATGTTGCGAACGACAACTACACAATGAACCGTTACGGCTGGACAAATATTGCTGGAGCAACTGCTGTAAGGGTTCGGGACGGTTATATTTTGAAACTTCCAAGAGCCATACCATTGAATTGAAAGGAGAAAAAATATGCTTGAGTGTAAAATCTGCGGATGCAAATTCAATGCTGTTGAAGAGCGTCATTATATTTCTCGCGACAACGGAAAAAGCGGGTTAGCAGTAGCCTTTGGCTCGGAACCTGAGGAAAAACTGTACGATACTTTTGACTGCCCTTCATGCGGCTGCCAGATTGCGGTTAAGGAACGAAAGAGAATCTATATCCCTTGCTGTGAAACCTGTGAGGAGGACGAAGAGTAATGTACGAATCCCCTGACAAAATGGTGTCGCACCCGGCACATTATCAATCTGAAACCGGTTTGGAAGTTATTGATGTGATAGAAGCTTTTACTTTTGACCTCAAAGGCATCGAAGCAACCGATACCGGCAATATCATCAAATATGCCTGCCGTTGGAAACAGAAAAACGGCATTCAGGACCTCGAAAAGATTATGTGGTATACACAGCATCTTATCGACCATCTCAGAAAACTCGAAAAGGAGAATGAAAACTATGAAAAATAAGACCGAAATTGTAAAGAGCGTCAGCGGCGCTATGAATAAGACCATGATGAAGGTCAGAAAGCACAGCCCTGAGATTCTCGTAGTGGCCGGAATCGCGGGGACGGTTGTAAGCGCCATTATCGCTTGCAAAGCCACAACCAAAGTAAACAAGATTGTGGAGGATACCAAGAACGATATCGATAAGGTTCATACCGCAACGAAAACCGGTGTTACCGAAGCGGGTGAATCTTATTCCGCTGAGGATTCCAAAAAAGACCTCACCATCATTTATGTGCAGACCGGCATCAAGTTTGCCAAGCTGTATGCTCCTGCCGTTATTCTCGGAACGCTGTCCATTACCAGCATCCTTGCGTCCAACAACATTCTTCGCAAGAGAAATGTAGCGCTTGGCGCGGCTTATGCGGCTATCGACAAGAGCTTTAAAGAGTACCGCAGCCGAGTAGTCGAGCGATTTGGCGAGCAGGTAGACCAGGAACTGAAGTACAACATCAAAGCGAAGAAGTTTGAAGAGGTTGAGGTAGATCCTGAAACCGGAAAGGAAAAGAAGGTAAAGAAAACAGTCCAGGTGGTTGACCCCAATCTTCAGAGCGATTATGCTGTTTACTTTGACTCGAAGAGCCGCAATTACGAGACCAATCAGGATTACAACCGCATGTTCCTGAAGGCGCAGCAGGCGTTTGCCAACGATAAGCTTCAGACACGTGGGCATCTGTTCTTGAACGAGGTTCTGGACGATCTGGATCTCCCCCGTACACCTGCCGGTCAGATTGTGGGCTGGACTGCCGATGGTCCGGACGGATATGTCAATTTCAGAATTGTAGAAGTCGAGCGGGAGACCGAAGACGGAAGGCACGAGCCGGTTCTTCTTCTCGATTTCAATGTAGAGGGAAATATCTGGGAGAAGATGTAACTTTAACGCTTCCAGATTGATATTTGGGGTGGTCGCTTTATAAGAGAGGAGTTTTAAAAATGCGAATTATATTAAAGGGTGCTGTGTTTCTTCTGAGCCTTATCCTTTGCTTCATTATTATAGCGAGGATAGCCGCAGCCCCGGCAAAAGAGAAACCCGTCGAGGATACATATAACGATGCGTCTTCGACGGTATCTATATCCCCTATCGAAACTGTGCTGGAACCTTCGCCGCCTGACGAGGAACCGGAACAGGTTGAGGAAGAATGGCCGTACCCTATTTCACAGGAAGAAATTGAACTTATCGCACTGGTAACAATGGCGGAAGCGGAAGGTGAAACGGAACTCGGGCAGAGGCTGGTAATTGACACGATTTTAAACCGGGTCGACGATTCGCATTTTCCGGATAATGTAACCGATGTTATATTTCAGCCGAATCAGTTCACATCCATGTGGAATGGGAGAGTCGACCGCTGTTATGTGAAAGAAGAACTTGTAGAGCTTGTAAAGGAAGAGCTGCTAAAACGGACGAATTACGAATGCGTGTTTTTCACCGCAGGCGGATACAGCGATTACGGTGTTCCGATGTTCCAGGAATGCTGCCATTATTTTTCAAGCTATGATTGAAAGGAGCGTTTATCATGAAAGCATTATTTTCTTATGTGTTTTCTACAATGGCCGGTTTGTGCTTAATCGGCGGTATTGCCATTTTGTCTGGCGGAAGGGAGTAATCAAACGTGGATATGCTCGACGATTTCATAAATCTGCTTGACTCCATATTGGACAGCAAGCGGAAAAGACATATTACCGGCGGGATTCTCCTGAGCGCTGCATTGCTGTTCGGAGGTCTCGCCGTAACTGTTGTTACGATAAAAAACGAGGAGGATTACTATGAGCAAGATTAACTTCGCTATGTTTATGGCCGGTCTGACTATCGGGTCGGCCGCAACATGGCTTTGCCTTAAAAAGCGATACGAGCAAATTGCCCAGGAGGAAATTGATTCGGTGAAAGCGGTCTTTGCGGAAAAGAAGCCGGAAACGGTAATCCGCAAAGAGGAAAATGAAAACCTTGACAAAGACAATAAAATCAAGGCTGACCAGGCTAAATTGAAACCGGATCTGATTAACTATGCTGCTAAGCTCGCAGAGGAAGGCTATACGAATTATGCCTCGACAAACAATAAAAACGTGAAAGAGGAGAAGGTAAATATGGTTGAAAAACCTTATATTATCTCGCCAGAGGAATTCGGCGATTTCGACGAGTATACCAAGCTCAGTCTGACTTATTATTCGGACGGGGTTCTGGCGGATGAAAACGACGAGATTGTCGATGATATTGATGAGACCGTGGGCGCTGATTTTGCAGATCATTTCGGCGAGTATGAGGACGATTCTGTGTTTGTCCGCAACGACCGGCTGAAATGCGATTATGAGATTCTGAGGGATAATCGTTCCTACTCGGATGTCACAGGCAGATACCCCGGTCAGATGGAGGATTAAATGACTGAGAAAGAGCTGAATAACGAATATTTTGAATGGATGTGTCAGCTCGTATGCAATGAACGATATTCCAGGGGTCTATCCTATCAAAAGCTGCTGAGGCATCTTCACAATATTGATTTCCAATATGTGATTCCAATGGATGGTAACAGGGCTGAAGACGGAATAGACCTCCGTTACCGTTTTGGATATGAAAAATCATACGAGGGTCCTATGATTGCCTCTTTTCTGGACAATCGATCTTGTAGTGTGCTGGAGATGCTGATTGCTTTGGCGTTTCGTTGTGAAGAAAACATCATGAACAATCCCGATGTTGGCAATCGAATGGGCCAATGGTTTTGGAATATGATTGTAAATCTTGGTTTGGGTTCCATGAGCGATTCCAGATTCGATCCGAAGTATACGGACGATGTTATATTTCGCTTTATGGACCGCAAATACAAACGGGACGGTGAAGGCGGCCTATTCACGATTGAGCACTGCAAGTACGATATGAGATCGGTTGAGATTTGGTACCAGATGAATTGGTATTTGGACAGCATCCTGTAAAGAAAGGAATTCTGCTATGATTCACAGCAAAGTGTTTGAGTGTTTTCAAGAACATCTGCCGGCGTTTGCCGAAAAGGTTGAAACCTATTTTCCTAACGGGAAAAACAGTATCCGTGTGCGGCAAAAGGACGGCAAGGAATTTATATTTTCGTTTAACGGAGAAAAAACTTGGCGGTTTGAAACTATCGACCAGTTTCTTGCAGGAATGAAAGGAGGAAAAGTTCATGGATGAAATGGTCCGTTATATTTTCGGAAGCCTTCGGAATTCGGAAACGATGTTCCGGGCAATCGGGAAATCCATCAGGAAACAGCAGTCGTTTAACCATAATGTTACGTTTTGGGTAACGGTTGTAACGGCGCACCTGATTGTCAAAGAGTTTGAGATTCGCAATATGCGTTGCCAAATCGAGGCTCTGAAAACTGAAATTAAGGAGCTAAAGCAGACGGAAGGAGACTAAAGAACCTCGATGATCGACTTTTTAATGATTTCAACACGTAGTACGAAGCGTGGTGTAATAGAAATCTACCCGAAGTTTATCATTAAGAAAAGCTCTGATCTTATGATTAGAGGCGGCGACTTCTATGCCATATGGCTGGAAGACCGGGGCTTATGGTCTACGGACGAGCAGGATGCTTTGCAGCTTATCGACCGGGAACTCGATCGGTATGCAGAAGAGAATCGCAAGAATTTTGATTCAAGTGTTAAAGTCCTGCACATGTGGGACTCTGAATCTGGAATGATCGATTCGTGGCACAAATACTGTCAGAAACAAATGAGAGATTCGTTCCACATGCTGGATGAAAAACTGATATTTTCAAATACGCCTACGAACAAAAAAGATTACGCAAGCAAAAAGCTGAAGTATCCCCTAGAAGAAGGAACCATCAATGCCTATGACAAGCTGATGTCTACTCTTTATTCTGAAACGGAGAGAGAAAAAATCGAATGGGCAATCGGTTCTATAGTCTGCGGGGATTCTAAAAAGTTGCAGAAATTTATGGTTTTGTATGGCGCCGCAGGAACCGGCAAATCCACGGTTCTTAACATCATTCAGCAGCTCTTCGACGGGTACTATTCTGTGTTCGACGCAAAAGCGCTTGGTTCTTCGAGCAATTCGTTTGCTTTGGAGGCGTTCAAGAGCAATCCGCTTGTTGCTATTCAGCACGATGGGGATTTGTCGCGCATTGAGGATAATACCAGGCTGAACAGCCTTGTTTCCCATGAGTTGATGACGGTAAATGAAAAGTTCAAGTCTACTTACGCAAACCGTTTTAAATGTTTTCTGTTTATGGGCACGAATAAGCCGGTGAAGATAACTGATGCGAAATCGGGTTTGATTCGACGATTGATTGATGTGTCTCCATCCGGCGATAAATTGAGCCCGAAGGAATACAAAACGGTAATGAAACAAATTGAGTTTGAACTTGGCGCTATCGCATACCACTGTCAAAATGTATATCTGGCAAACCCAGGCATGTACGATGATTATATTCCGGTCGCGATGCTTGGCGCATCCAATGATTTCTACAACTTCATCATTGATTCTTACCACGTGTTTAAGAAGGAAGACGGAACGACACTGAAAGCCTCTTGGGAAATGTATAAAACGTACTGTGATGAGGCAAAGGTGCCGTTTCCGTTTTCTCAGAGGATTTTTAAAGAAGAACTGAAAAACTATTTCCGCGATTACAAAGAGCGGTTCAATCTGGATGATGGCACTCGTGTCCGAAGCTATTATATCGGTTTTCGGACGGAGAAATTTGAAGAGCAGACGATTTCGGAAAAGGAGGAACCGGAACAGAAGCTCATTGAATTCAAAGCGCAGCCGTCCATCTTTGACAAAGAGTGCGCGGACTGTCCTGCTCAGTATGCGACTTCATCGGAAATCCCCACATCCAAATGGGAGAAAGTAAAAACGAAGCTGAGCAGTATTGATACGTCGAAACTCCACTATGTAAAAGTTCCGGAAAAACATATTGTTATCGACTTTGATATTCCGGATAAGGATGGAAACAAGTCTTTTGAACTGAATCTGAAGGAGGCGAGCAAATGGCCGCCCACTTATGCAGAACTGAGCAAAAGCGGGCAAGGCATTCATCTGCATTATATTTATGCGGAAGATCCGGCAAAGCTGAGCAGAGTCTATGACGACCACATCGAAGTTAAGGTTTTCAACGGCAAAAGCTCTCTGCGCCGGAAATTGACAAAGTGTAATAACCTGCCCATCGCAACCATCAATTCTGGTTTGCCACTGAAAGGAGAAAAGCAAGTGATAAATTTTGAAGGGGTGAAGAGCGAGAAAGGTCTTAGAACGCAAATCAAACGGAATCTAAACAAGGAATACCATCCGGCAACTAAACCCAGTATCGACTTCATCTATAAAATTCTTGAGGACGCTTATGCAAGCGATCTTCATTATGATGTTACAGATATGCGGAACGCTGTGCTGGCCTTCGCTGCAAGCAGCACGCATCAGGCGGATTACTGTATCAAGTTGGTCAATAAGATGCAGTTCAAATCTGCCGACCAATCTTCGGGAACAAAAAACGATGACGCTAAACTTGTGTTTTATGATGTTGAGGTGTTTCCGAATCTGTTCTTGGTCAACTGGAAAATTGAAGGCGAAGGAAAGCCGGTTGTCCGTATGATTAACCCTACGTCGGCTGAAATTGAGGAACTGATGCGGTTTCGTCTTGTCGGTTTTAACTGCCGCAGATACGACAACCATATCCTCTATGCCAGACTCATGGGTTATACGAATGAACAGCTATTCTCGCTTTCCAACAGAATCATCAATGGAAGCGCTAACTGTTTCTTTGGCGAAGCCTATAACGTTTCTTATACGGACGTTTACGATTTCTGCTCAAAGAAACAATCTTTGAAGAAATGGGAAATCGAATTGGGCATCCACCATCAGGAGCTTGGCCTTCCGTGGGACCAGCCTGTTCCGGAAGAGATGTGGACGAAAGTCGCCGAATACTGCGACAATGATGTAATTGCTACCGAAGCTGTTTTCAATGCGAGAAAAGCTGACTTTACGGCTCGGCAGATTCTGGCGGACGTGGCCGGAATGACGGTCAATGACACGACCAATTCTCTGACCACTAAGATTATATTTGGCAACAACCGAAAGCCGCAGGATCAATTCAACTACCGTTTTATGGGTGAAGTAACTCCCGATTGCGAACCGTGGACTATTACAGAAGATATGGTTTTGTACGACCATTTGGGAGATGAAAACTTCACCCTGTTTAATAAAGACGGAAAGCCGGTGTTCCAAGGCTACACTTTCGAGGGCGGTAAGTCCATTTATCGCGGCGAAGAAGTCGGCGAAGGCGGTTATGTCTACGCCGAACCCGGTATGTACAGCAACATTGCGTTATTGGATATCGCGTCCATGCATCCGAGCAGCATTGTAGCGGAAGAACTTTTTGGACCTGAGTATACGAAGAGATTCAACGAAATTCTTCAGGCCAGAATTGCGATTAAGCACAAAGAGTTCGATAAAGCCAAAAAGATGCTGAACGGCGCATTGGCAAAGTATCTGACGGACGAAGCTGCTGCGGCTGATCTGGCTCAGGCTCTGAAAATTGCAATCAACTCTGTATACGGTCTTACTTCAGCAAGCTTTGACCATCCGTTCCGAGACAATCGCAACAAAGATAATATTGTGGCTAAACGCGGCGCCCTGTTTATGGTAAACCTCAAACACGAGGTCCAGAGACGGGGCTTTATTGTTGCCCACATTAAGACGGACTCCATTAAGATTCCGGACGCGACTCCGGAAATCATTCAGTTCGTTATGGACTATGGCAAGCAGTATGGCTACAACTTTGAACATGAGGCTACATACGACCGCATGTGCCTTGTAAACGATGCTGTTTATATTGCGAAGTATAAGGACGGTAAGCACGCCGGAGAATGGACCGCGACTGGCACCCAGTTCCAGGTTCCTTATGTCTTTAAGAAACTGTTTAGTAAGGAGCCGATTGAGTTCGAGGATATGTGCGAGACCAAATCGGTAACTTCCGCATTGTATCTCGATATGAACGAGGGTTTGCCAGACGTATCTGAATTGGAAGCGGAGCGGGATAGGCTCGCTAAAAAAGACCCGCTAATGGAAAGAGAAGGTTTAAGCGAAGAAATTGCTAAAGGCCATAATTATCATTTCATTGGTAAGGTCGGTCAGTTCTGCCCCATCAAACCGGGATGCGGAGGCGGTATCCTGCTTCGCGAAACGGAAAATAAGAAAACCGGAGAAAAAGGATATGCGGCCGCAACTGGCTCAAAAGGTTTCAGATGGCTGGAGTCTGAGATGGTTCGGGAACTCGGCAAGGAAAACGATATCGACCGCACTTACTACAACAATCTTGTAGATGAGGCGGTGAAGTCTCTGTCTTCTTATGGAGATTTCGAACGGTTTGTTGCGGACGAGCCGTTTGTTTCCGACAACACTCCCCCGTGGTTTGGAGCCGGAGAACCGCATGAAGAAGAGCCGACGCCATTTGATGTGAGGTGATACCTTTGCTTGTTTTATTGGTTATTGCCCTTGTGATATTTGTGTTGGTTAAATCCGACTTTAGCAACACTTCTTGCGACTGCACCGATGAAGAGTGCAGATCGTGTCCGTTCCCATGTGAAAAACACAATTTTTGAAAGGAGACCAGTCATGGCTTATAAGAACGTAGACAATATCATCATTGAAAATGCGCACATCATTTTCAGAAATTTCAAAGGAGAGGAATCGAAGTACAACCGTGCTGGAAGCCGCAACTTCTGTGTCATCATCGAAGATTCAGATATGGCGCAGAAGCTGATTGAAGACGGTTGGAATGTGAGGGTTCTCTCCCCTCGTGATGAGGACGAAGAGCCCCGTCACTATATTCAGGTTGCGGTAAGCTTTGGCAATATTCCGCCCAAGGTCGTTATGATTACCAGAAGAACACAGACAAATCTTGATGAAGAGTCTATTGCTACTTTGGACTTTGCTGAAATCAGAAAAGTCGATTTGGTGATCCGCCCTTACAACTGGGAAGTCAATGGCAAGACCGGCGTTAAGGCTTATCTGAAAACGATGTATGTGACCATCGAAGAGGATGAGTTCGCTGAGAAGTACGCTGCGGAGGAAGGTCCGGAAGAGGCTCCGTGGCATTGATATTTTAGAAGATGGATAAAGGGGTGCCTGATATTGCTAGCAAGGTAAATGTCCCAAGGCTAGAGGAAACAGCCCCGTTCCATCAATTACCGAAGGGAGAAAAACAAACAGCATAAAGGAGGCGAAATCAATTGTTTTGGAAAAAGAAAAAACCTAAACGAAAACAACCGGTTAAAAAACAAATTCCGAAGCATATCGCTGATAATCTGAAATATGGAGAGAAAGTAGCCGAAGGATTTAAAAAAGGTGTTTCTGAGGTTTCGGAAAAGCCTAACCGAAAAAAGCCCGCCGGTAAAAATTCGGAAAAGCATTTAGACGATCGAAAAGAATTTCTGCGAGTGTTCAGACAGCTAACCTATCGGCATCGCTCTTGGGATATATGGAGCGACTTCATTATTATGTTCGCTTGCGCTTTATCGAATCCGGTGGATAAAGACCACTTCGACGAGAGAGAGGCGTTATATTTGCGGGCTATTAAAAAGTACAATAAGCAGGAGCAGCCGTTGTTTTCCGAACTTGCTGCATATACGGTAGCAGCTTTGGAAGAAAATCAAGAGCAGGACTTTTTGGGAAGTATCTATACCGAACTTGGCCTTAACAGCAAAGAACACGAGCAGATTTTTACACCTTACCATGTTTGCGAGTTGATGGCAGAAATCACCATGAAAGATATTGTTGAAAAGGTTAAGAAAGACGGATACATTACCCTGAACGATCCTTGCTGCGGCGCTGGAGCTACTTTGATTGCTGGTATTCACGCGGCAAGAAAAAGGTTGGAAAAAGCCAATCTGAATTACCAGAATCATATCTTGGTGGCTGCTCAGGATATCGACATGGTAGTAGCTTTAATGTGTTATATTCAGCTATCTCTACTCGGCGTTGCCGCTTACATCAAAGTTGGAAATTCACTAACCGAACCAATGACTGAAAACGATTCTCTGGACAACTATTGGTTCACAATGATGTATTTTTCTGATATATGGTCAATGCGGCGACTTCTTAGGAGTTTGTAATGGCCGGTATATCACTAAGAGATTATCAGTTAGACGCTGTTGACAGAATGAAAAACGGCTGCATTTTGTGCGGCGGCGTTGGAAGCGGTAAGTCCAGAACCGCGTTAGCCTATTACTATAAACAAAATGGAGGCGAACTCGGAACAAAGAAATATGTGATGATGAAAAGTCCTAAAGATCTATATATCATCACGACGGCGAGAAAAAGGGATACGAAGGAATGGGAGGGTGAGCTTTCGCCCTTCCTTCTTTCTACCCATCCCGAAGCAAATTCATATTCTAATAAGGTGGTAGTCGATTCGTGGAACAACATTGGCAAGTATGCAACGGTAACGGATGCATTCTTTATATTTGATGAACAGAGGGTCGTGGGTTCTGGAGCTTGGGTAAAGGCGTTTCTGAAAATAGCCAAGCTTAACGAGTGGATTCTGCTTTCTGCCACACCAGGAGACACATGGGAGGATTATATTCCTGTTTTTGTTGCAAACGGCTTTTATAAAAACCGGACTGCCTTCAAAGAAGAACACATGGTCATGACTTGGGTAAACGGAAAGTATCCAAAAGTAGACAGATATTTAGGGGTAGGACGACTCATCCGACTTCGCAATCGCATTCTTGTGGATATGGATTTTAAGCGGGAAACCTGTTCGCACCATGAGGATGTTTATGTCAATTATGATGTTGCGAAGTATAAAGAGACAAGTCGTCTTCGCTGGAACCCATATAAAAACGAGCCGATTGTCAACGCCGGAGAACTCTGCTATGTATGGCGACGCATCGTAAATGAGGACGAGTCCAGGCAAATCGCTCTAATGGAGCTGTTTGAGAAACATCCTAAAATGATCGTCTTCTACAATTTCGACTACGAGCTTGATATTCTGAAAAATCTCTACTATGGAGAAAATGTTGAGATTGCAGAATGGAACGGTCACAAGCATCAACCGATCCCGACTTGCGACAGTTGGGTGTATCTGGTTCAGTATACTGCTGGAGCCGAAGGTTGGAACTGCATTAGCACAGACACCATTGTGTTCTACTCGCAGAATTACTCCTACAAAATTATGAAGCAGTCAGCTGGGCGAACCGATCGCTTAAATACTCCGTTCAAAGATTTATATTACTACCATTTGAAATCCCGTTCCGGCATTGATTTGGCTATCAGTCGAGCGTTAAGCGAAAAGCGGAATTTCAACGAAACCAAGTATGTCGGCAGCTATAAACCCAAAGCTGCCTGAGAAAGGAGAAAAGATGATAACAATTGATGTCGCGGAGTATTGCTCTGCTTGCATGGACTTCGATCCAGATGTTCAACGACCGCAAAAAGCATACGGAATGAGTGAAGAGATCGTCATATCCGACACGGTCATTCGATGCTCAAATCGAAATCGGTGCAAAAACATTGAGCGATACCTGAGAAAGAAGGTGACGGACGATGGCGTTGGTAAGACTGACGAAGCAATGCCGTGAATGTCCTTTTGTCGAGACCTGTGAGCACAAGAAAATGGAAGCATTGGGATATTTACCAGAACCGATTATGGCAGATGTCAAAGCCCCGGTTACTGCTAATATAGCAGCTCCCATTTTGAGAGAAAACTGTAAGCCGTGTAGTAGACGGCAAAGTTGTAACAATGTATAAGGACGAATTGGAGAAGATCCTTTATAAAGATTTATATTCTCATCTCGGACTTCAGTTTGGAGGCTGAATATGCATAACAATACCAACAATTCAGACAGAATGAATACTGTCGCTTATAAAATCGGGCAGGCTATCGCGCTAGTAGCTTGTCTTTGTGTTTCTGCCATCGTCATTGCTTTAACTGTGAAGTGCATCCTGTGGATTTTGTAAGGAGGTTTTGCAGATGAATGAAGAAAAGGAAGTCTATTTTGACCAGTATTGTAAATCTTGCAAGTACCATGGTCTTGAAGAGTCCAAAGACCCGTGCAATGACTGTCTCGCAGAACCCAGCAATACAAATTCCCACAAACCGATGAACTATGAAAGCAAAAACAATTCTTGATGCCGAGAAAAAGGATGCGATTGATATTGCAACGGAACTTTGCTATAGCGAAGAAGTCAAGAAAAAAATTGCACAGGCAAAATCTGTTTACGAAATTGGTCGCATCCTTAAACAAGCACGGCTCGATCAAGAGTGATATTTCTGAAAGGAGAAATCATGCAAATATATATTGGAGAACGGCAGAGTGGAAAGACTACTATGCTCATCGAAATGTCTGAAAAGACCGGAGCCACCATTGTTGTGGCTACTTATCCAATGGCCAATTACATTCAGTTACTTGCTGCTCAGATGGGTAAGAAAATTCCTGTTCCTATCACGGTGACGAACTATATCCGTCTTCTCGCAAGAGGCGGCCTTGGTAAGAGCGAGAAGTATCTCGTAGACGAGCTTCAGATGATGCTCTCTGCTATGAATGTCGAAGCTGCTACGGTTGACTGCAACTGCATTGAGGTTCTTCGCGGTCAACAGAAAGAAGGTTTGTAATGGCCGGGCTTAAAATGAATGTTGAGTTCCCAACGCGCCTTGTTGAATTCAAAGATGGTGTTCGCCGTGTTGACCCTGTTTCCATCAAGTTCTGCGATGAGGAGAACGCCAATCTATGTGCGCTTGTAAAGCACAACGAGGCGTTAAGGAAAGGAGAAGCAAATGTTGAAAATTGAAAACACCGAGGTTATGGGCTGGGAGCACGCCATTCGTGGTATGAGGAACCCTAAGAACTCTTGGGAGAAGAGTGATAGTGGTTATTGCGATACGATCGGGGATAAATTCGGTGATGTTATAAAACCCGAAAATTATCGTCTTGGTCCTAACGATTTCGACCTTATGTCTCGTCTTCGCAATGCCGGTACCGATCATCGTAAGTTCATGCGGATGATTACTGTCTATCTCGACATCACTGCCCCGCTGTACTGGTGGAAGGAGTTTGATACTTATAAGGTTGGTACGGTTGCGAACTCCTGCTCTACGATGCACAAAATCGCGGATAAGGAATTCACACTGGACGACTTCAGCTATGAGCATCTGAATTGCGAACCCTATCACCGTGACTGGATTGAGAGTGCAACCGTCGATGAAGATATCACTTCGCCACACAAGGTATGGATGACGCCTCTTGATATTCTTAGATGCACGATTGAGATGCTAAACGCATATCGCGAAAGCTACCTTGAAACCAAGGATAAGCAGGATTGGTGGCAGATGATCCAGCTCCTACCGAGCTCTTACAACCAGAAGCGAACGGTCATGCTGAACTATGAGGTCCTGGCGAACATCTATAAGTCCCGTCGGAACCACAAGCTCGACGAGTGGCATACGTTCTGTGACTGGATTGAGAGCCTGCCGTACAGTGAGATTATTACGGGTTATGAGGAGGAGAAAAACGAATAATGAAGAATCTAGTGATATTTTCAGCCGAAGAACTGTACGAGTTAATTCACGACAATCCTGTTGTTGATAAAAATTCTGACACTATTTATATGAGTACAGACTGCTATGAAAACGGTGGTTACAAAAACTTGGCAGATGAGGCTTAACTGTACGAAAAACGCATCTCCTATTGTGAAAGGAGGTAATGCTATGAATTATTTTCTAGCAGTGAATGACAGGCAACTCGGCACTTGTTTGAGAATGCTGTTTGCTGAAGGAATTCAAGGAATTGTTCAAGTTGTGCTAAATGACAAGAACAAGATTGAATTTCATATCAGCATTGCAGCAGACGATAATTTGCTCGAGAGCCTGAAGGAACGCTATACGATTCTAATTTCGTAAGCTACTCGATTTCAAAGGTAAAGGGGCCTGACAAGCCCTTTTACTTTTATGCTTTTTGTGATAAAATATACTTGTAGATGAGGAGGCGGTGCCCGTGAAAGTTAAATCTAAAATGGTTTGTCCTGTTCGTCAGAAAGATGGAACATGGACAACTGTTATTAAAGAATTTGAAGAAGACATACCGGATCTCGGACGAGAAGAACTCATTTGCAATAAATGCGGACGACCAGATTATCCGAAATGTAAGGAAACAGTTTGCAAAGCTTGGATGTATCATAAAGCAAAGAAAAGGGCTGAGGATTAAACCTCGGCTCTTATTTTTGCGCTGAAAGGAGATAAAAATGAGTGATTACGGTGTAAAAGAAACCCAGTGTACACGCTGCGGACACAGAGAAGTATGCTCTCTGAAAACAGAATTTCTCGAAGCTCAGAAGGCAATTGATGAAGTATATGTAAGTCGCCCTTGCGAAGATGGCAAAAAAGTAGGCATGATTCGCATCCGTGATATAAAATACATTGAGCCAGTCGAACTTCACTGCAAACACTACATATCCAACACAGGAGTGAACATCAGATGACGGATAACAAAAAGAGAGGCAGACCGAAAGCTATAAATCCGAGAAGTAAGCAGTATCGTATTCGTCTAACAGACGATGAATGCGAAGCCCTAAAAACTATCGCCAAAAAGCATAATCTTTCTGTAAGCAAACTTATTCGTACCCAAATAATTGAAGGTGAATATCAGATGACAATTAACGAGTACCAGAAAGCCGCCTACCGTACTGCCAATCAATCCCTGACCGACTCTCAACAGCTCCAAAATGGACTCATGGGCCTTAATGGCGAGTCTGGAGAGTGCATTGATATTTTGAAAAAGTATCTCTTTCAAGGACATGATCTCGATAAAGCTCACATCGCCAAAGAGCTTGGGGACGTGGCTTGGTATCTTGCGGTGAGCGCACAGGCTCTCGGTTTTGATTTGGAAACGATTTTGCAGATGAACGTGGAGAAGCTAAAAGCGCGTTATCCTCATGGATTCAACGCCGGACACAGCCAACACCGTTCTTCTGGTGATATTTAAGGAGGACATCATGTGGAGCAAAGAAACAATTAAAAACAAAATTTACGCCCTGGTGCTTATCGGCATCGGGGTTCTTTCTATTTTCCCGGAAAACGACGCCACTGCTTGTATGTTCTTTTGCATAATCGGGGTACCTTTGTTCTTCGCTAAGGAAAACTGGATTATGAATGGAGGAGGTTCCGATTATGTATACGAAAAAAGCCGGAGGGAAAGTGTACGGAGCGCATCTGACTGCCGCCGAAAAGAAAGCGATGGATATCGAAATCCGCAGACAGCTCGCAGAGTACGATCTCAAACACGCTAACGAACTTGACGCCATGATCTTATGGCATTTGCATGAGGAATTTGGTTTCGGGCCGAAGCGTCTGAAGCAGTTCTATGACACTTTTGCCGTAAGATTGAACGAACTGATTAAACATTATGAGATGACTGATTCTGATATAGTTTGGCTGTGTACGTACAAGCTGAAACAATACGGAATCGACATTGAAGAATGGAACAAACAAAGGAGGGACTGATGGGTATCGCTAATCGTGAAAACAATCCCCGAAAGAATTCGGAGGGATATTCTGATCCAACGGCTTTCGAGGCTTTGCGGAACATTGATAAGGAAGACGAAAGATTTCACAGACTGCTTCATACATTATTTTATATCTGTGAGCTTGCTGATTTCCAAATCGAAGGCCGTATTGTGTTGATTGACAAACAGACCGGACGGGTTTGGAGATGAGAAAAACGTCCGTACACTCTTTGAAAATCTGCAAAATTGTGGCCACTTTTATTTTTAAGAAAGTGGGCTTTGACCAATTTTGGGGAAATTTTGGAGCTTGTACGGACGAAAAATCTCATTTTTGGCCAAAAAAAGTGGGCAAAAGCCCGGTTTTGCGAACCAAAAGTGGGCAGAAAAAATCGGGTGCATTTTCTGAAAACAGCACTTTTTTGGCCATTTTTGGCCATTTTTGGCCGATTTGCGCAAATTAGGTGTTGAAAAACCACTAAAAAGCCCACTTGCCCACTTTTATTTCTTATTTAATTGCGATAAAAAGTTTTAATATTTAAATAAATAAGGCGAACAAAAGTGGGCATTTGGCCACAAGCCGGAATTACATACCACAAACCAAGCAAAAAGTCAAGTGGTTTGCAAATAAAGTCCTTTCTTTATTTTGGCTTTTGTGCTATACTGTAAGAGCCACACAATCTAATAGTTTTCAAGTTGCAAGGGAAAATTACTTTGGTAAAAAGTGTTTTCTCTCTTTACTCATGTGTCCTTTGCGACTTGATTGAGATTGTGTGGCAACAATGAGGGATTTACTTTTTCGGTGCGTCTCTCATGTGGGGGCGCACTTTTTTATTGCCCTTATGAAAGGGGATAGGACAATGAGCGGAGAGAAGAAAACACCTAAAACCACTAATAATATCGCAACAGGCATCGCTATGGCTGCATCCATAGTGCCTCTTGTCAAACCTGCTATCGAAGCTGTTCGTGATTATGCGGATAAGACGATTGAGGAACGCAAAAAACTGGTCGTTGTGCCGAAGCTATATTCTTCGGAATATCGAACCACGTCGGAGCAAGCTGTAGAAATACTGACAAGCCTTGGGCTAAAGGCAGTCCTCTCTCCGACTCTTATTGATGACGCCGACGGAAAATATAGAAACTGTATCAACAATCAGGTGATTAAATCTGAGCCAAAAGCAAAACAGAAAGTCGAACCAGGGACTACTGTTCGCGTTTTGTATATAACGCAGGAAGTTATCGATGAAAGTCAGCGTCTGTTCAATGAGTCCGAAAAACGAAAAGCAGAACTATTGCTTGAGAAAAGTATAAGGCGTTCTGAGAGGAAAGAAAAAACAAAGCAAGTGGTATCGGATGTTGCTGATACTGTTAAACGAGGAGTCGGAAAAATTCCATCGGTTCTTCATAAAAAGAACAACGACAAGGAGGAACACAATGAGTAAGAATGGTAAAAAGCGAGGCTTTGGCGGTTTGCTGCTGGATTTTATTTTGGTGCTCTGTACCGGAGGATTGTGGCTCATTTGGATTTTGATACGCTATCTTCGAAATAACAGCTAAACGCTAAAACTGAATAATTGACGCGGCCAAGATGCTTAACGGTGTCTTGGCCTTTTCTTTTGTCTATTTTTGCCGCGCGAAAATTACATGCCCTTTTATGAAGAGAGGGATAGAATAGCTATTTTTAAAGATAGACATTCCCTTTTCCGTTTTGCAAAAAGCACTGAAAGGAGGCCCATTAACCATGCTTGAAAGTCAATTCCAAGCAAAGCTCATTAAAGAGCTTAAGAAAAGATTTCCTGGTTGCATCGTTATGAAAAGCGATTCGGGATATTTGCAAGGCATTCCCGATCTGCTCATTCTCTACAACGATAAATGGGCTTCTTTGGAATGTAAACAAAGCGCTGGCGCAAAGAGACAACCGAATCAAGAGTATTATGTCGGGAAGATGGATGAGATGTCGTTCTCAAGATTCATCTGCCCGGAGAACAAGGAGGAAGTGCTGCATGATCTTCAACAATCATTCGAATCTTGAAGGGCAACACGCTTTTCTCGGTGCCAGCAAATATCATTGGATAAACTACAGCGAGGATAAGGTAGCGGAAGCGTATTCCAAATTCCTTGCCACGCAAAAAGGAACCGTTCTTCACGAATTTGCGTGCCAGTGTATTCGCCTTGGGCAGAAATTGCCGAAGTCTCAAAAAACACTGAACATGTATGTCAATGACGCGATCGGTTTCAAAATGATACCAGAGCAAATTCTGTTTTACTCAGAAAATTGTTTTGGCACCGCCGACACTATCATGTTTCGAAACCGGTTCCTTCGTATTCATGATTTAAAGACCGGAGCTATTCCGGCGCACATGGAGCAGCTTAAAATATACGCTGCTCTTTTTTGTTTGGAGTACAAAATAAAACCTGCTGATATCGATATAGAACTTCGTTTGTACCAAAACAATGAAATTCTGTACGATGAACCGACAGCGGAAGACATCGTTCCGATTATGGACAAAATCATCACTTTTGACAAGGTGATTCGAAAAATCAAAGAACAGGAGGGTTAAACCATGAATTCCTTTGTGGAGGAAATGCTGATGCACTACGGAATGCCGAGACGTTCCGGTCGTTATCCCTGGGGTTCTGGAGATAACCCTTACCAGCACAGCGGGGATTTTCTGTCGCGAGTGGAAGAGATGAAGAAATCTGGATTCACTTTCACAGATAAAGATGGGAAAACTTACACTGGTGAAGTAGCCATTGCCAAATCTATGGGCTTGAGCACAACGCAGTTCAGGACACAGATGAGCTTGGCGAAAGATGAAAGAAGATCTGCCGACGTTTCGACTGCTAAGGCGCTTCGGGAAAAAGGTTACAGTCTGAACGAAATCGCGGAGAAGATGGGATTCGCTAATGATTCTTCCGTCCGTTCTTTGCTCAACGAATCGTCCGAAGCCCGCATGAACCAGGCTAAAACCACGGCTGAATTCCTGAAAAAGCAGATTGCGGAAAAAGGGATGATAGATGTTGGAACCGGCGTTGAGCGGGAACTTGGTATCTCTAAAGAAAAGTTGAACCAAGCTCGTTATATTTTGGAGATGGAAGGATATCCGATATATGGAGGCGGTGTTCCGCAGGTTACGAATCCTGGAAAGCAGACCAACATTAAAGTCATCTGCCCTCCCGGAACAGAACACAAAGAGATTTATAATTTTGAAAATGTTCATTCTGTGAGGGATTACATCTCTTATGATGAAGGCGAGTCTTTCAGAAAAGCGTTCGAATACCCGTCTAGTATGGATTCCAAACGGCTCCAAATTCGTTATGCAGAAGATGGTGGGATTCAGAAAGATGGCGTTATCGAGCTTCGAAGAGGCGTGGATGACCTTTCTCTTGGCGACGCACATTATGCGCAGGTTCGTATCCTTGTAGATGGAACGCATTATCTTAAAGGGATGGCCGTTTATTCCGATGACCTTCCTGATGGTGTTGACGTCGTGTTCAACACTAATAAGAAGAAGGGCACACCGACACAGGATGTGCTGAAGAAAATTAAGGATGACCCGGATAATCCTTTTGGCTCGGCGATTAAAGAGCGTGGCGGCCAGAGTTATTATGACGACCCTAATGGAAAATACACTGATCCGGTGACAGGAAAGAAGCAATCACTTTCGCTTATTAACAAAAGAGCCGAAGAAGGCGATTGGGGCGAATGGGCCGATAAACTTCCTTCGCAGTTTCTTTCCAAACAACCCAAGTATTTGGTGGATAAGCAGCTCAATCTGGCAATAAGCGATAAGATGGCTGAGTTTGATGAGATTTGTTCTCTGACCAACCCTACTGTCAAGAAATCGCTGCTCAGTTCTTTCGCCGATAGCTGTGATTATGACGCCGTCCATCTGCAAGCAGCCGCCCTTCCCCGCCAGAAGTATCAAGTTATTCTTCCGATTACATCGATGAAAGATAACGAGGTCTATGCGCCAAACTATAAGAATGGTGAAACCGTAGCTTTGGTTCGTTACCCGCATGGCGGAACCTTTGAAATCCCGATCCTCACCGTCAATAATAAACAGGCGGAAGCGCGAAGGGTTCTCGGCAATACTCCGAAAGATGCCATCGGTATCAACAGCAAGGTTGCAGAGCGCCTTTCCGGAGCTGACTTTGATGGCGATACCGTTATGGTTATTCCATGTAATTCAGGAAGAAGCAAGGTTAAGATTACTTCCACCCCGCAGCTAATCAAAGATTTCGACCCCAAGCTTGAATATGGTGGAAAGAAAGAAGGAACTTTTAAGCAGATGCGGGACACCCAGAAAGAGATGGGCGTTATCTCGAACCTGATTACGGATATGACCATTAAGGGAGCCACCAGAGAAGAGCTTGCGAGAGCGGTTCGCCATTCAATGGTGGTTATTGACGCTGAAAAACACAAGCTGGATTATAAGCAGAGTGAGATTGACAATGGCATCAGTTCTTTGAAGAAGAAATATCAGGGTACTGTGGAAGACGGTCGTTATCATGAGGGCGCTTCTACTCTTATTTCCCGTGCAAAATCGGAAGTATCGGTGGTTAAAAGACAAGGAAGCCCCAAGATTGATGAAAAGACCGGAGAACTTGTGTGGAAACCGGTTGACGACCCCGTTTATGTGGACAAAAGGACCGGTAGGACTAAGGTTAGAACACAACCAAGTACCAAGATGGCTGAAACAAAGGACGCCTACACACTTGTATCCGATGTGGATTCCCCGATAGAGAGAGCCTATGCGAACTACGCCAATAAAATGAAGGCCATGGCGAATCAGGCGCGTCTGGAAATGCTGTCTACTGGCAAGGTTCCATACTCCGCCTCCGCTAAAGAGACCTACCAGGCCGAGGTCGATTCATTGACCGCCAAGCTCAATGTTGCGTTAAAGAACGCCCCCAGGGAAAGACAGGCACAGACCATGGCCAATGCGGTAGTAGCCGCCAAGAAACAGGACAATCCCGGCATGACAAGCGGTGAAATCAAGAAGGCCAGTCAGCAGGCTCTTACACAAGCCCGTTCAGCGGTTGGTGCAAAGAAAGAGACCATTAAAATAACAGACCGAGAATGGGAAGCAATTCAGGCTGGAGCTATCAGTGAGAACAGGCTGCGCCAAATCATAGACAATGCGGACATTGATGTACTTAGGCAGCGTGCTACACCAAGAGCATCTACTACTTTGAGCACTGCTAAGATGCAGAAGATTACTTCTATGAATGCTTCTGGTTACAGCACATCTGAAATCGCTGAAGCTTTGGGAATCTCTACGAGCACTGTGTCGAACTATTTGAAATGAGAGGAGTGACCTAGTGTGAATGGTTCTTGTGCTCTTACTACATTTGACAATCCTTTCGATCCGTTTGAACGGTTCTCCGATTGGTTCTTGTTCGATGTAGGAAAAGGTTACAATACTTGTTCTTATCTCGCTCGAATCGCAAAAACTTCTGAACAGTTTTCAGATGAAGAGAATGAACAAGAGATTGAACGAGCAATCGATGAGATCATTAAACATGATTTCATGAACATTTACAAGAAAGTAAAAAGGAATTCAGCAACGACTTGACTAGTGTATGGATAGATACCATCGCTCGTCTTGTCGTTTTTATTTTGCTGTTGATTCTTACTTTTTTGTGAAATAAGTTTTCGGCGATTTCTTCGCCATGCGATACGACTGTACTGCTGCTTCGTGGGTATAGGGGGGAGTCGAAAAAACTTCACCCCCTCCCACATCGCGGCGGTCTTAAAAAGATCCCCGGGGGGTTATTTTTGGGGTTCGCTTTTAGGAAATGATGCAGTATTTGAGCGAGCTTACAGGGTTGGTGGCAGCTTTTCTTCATGTGCTCCTCCTTCTTCCTTTCATGTTTTTCTCCTTTCGGTGATTGATGGAAGCCAGCTCTGTAAGTTCTCTCAAATACTGTATCAAAACCTATGCGAAACAGGTACTTGCAAAACAAATAGTACATGGCAACAAACAGAGAGGAGGCAGTAAGGATGCCAAAAGGTAAAGCTGCAAGCTCTTCTGAGTCGTCAAGAAAGATGAGACCGGCTTTATCTCCGGAGGCTAGAGAAAATCAGTTAGTTTCTTTGGCTGTTGATCTTGCTGAAAAGCAGTTAAGAGAAGGAACTGCTTCTTCTCAGGTTATTACTCATTATCTGAAACTTGGTTCGACTAAGGAAAAGATAGAAAAAGAAATTCTTGAGAAGCAGAAAGAGCTTATCGAGGCTAAAACACAAAATCTTCAATCCGCAAAACGTGTCGAAGAACTCTACACCAATGCTCTTAACGCTATGCGTCATTATTCTGGTGCCGGGGGCGATGAAGATGAGTGTTAGAACTTATACGGAACTGATATCTCTTCCGACATTTGAGGAACGATTCCGTTATCTGAAGTTGGATGGGAAAATCGGCGAAGCTACTTTCGGTTTTCAAAGGTGGCTTAATCAAGAATTTTATCATTCCAGCGAATGGCTGAGTTTTAGAGACGACGTTATCATTCGAGATAATGGGTGCGATTTGGGAATTGCCGGCCATGAAATATTTGGACCGGTACTAATACACCACATCAATCCGATTACTTATGAGGATATCATAAATCGAAATCCTTGCGTCTTTGATTTGGAAAATGTGATATGCACGCAGCTAAAAACACATAACGCTATTCACTACGGAGACGAAAGTATCCTTATCTTAAAACCGGTTCAAAGGAGCCGCAATGATACTTGCCCTTGGCGAAAAAATTGAAAGGAGTACATTTTATGAGCACGATGTATGAAGATGTCGATATGGAAAACCCCGACGGAGTTTCCGGAGATGGCAGCGATGTCTGCGACGGTCTTATTGGCGTAGTGGTTAATTGTCTGTCGCTGAATATCCGAGAAAAAGCTTCTGCCGATTCAAATGTAATCGCGGAAGCAAAGGCTCTCGATGAGCTGAAAATCGACATGGCAAATTCCAATGATGATTGGTATGCGGTCTGTACAGTTGCCGGTATCGAAGGCTTTTGCATGAAGAAATTCATCGCCGTTAGAGAGTGAGGTAATTCGATATGGACAGCATACTGACATCAATTAAAAAACTGCTCGGAATTACAGAAGAATACGAGCACTTTGACCCGGATATCGTCATGCATATCAATTCGGTATTTTCTGTTCTTACTCAACTTGGTGTCGGTCCTGCTGAGGGATTCCGTATCGAAGATGACGGCGCCGAATGGTCTGAATTTCTGCAAGATGATTTCCGTCTTGAGTTTGTTAAAACTTACATTTACCTAAAGGTTCGGTTGGCTTTTGATCCTCCGCTTAGTTCAGCAGTTATCGAGTCTATCAACAGACAGATAAGCGAGCTTGAGTGGAGGATCAATGTTTCTGTCGACCCGAAACCAGCAGAGAAAGGAGAAATTCAAAATGGATAATACTTCGCTTTCTCATCATGGTATCAAAGGAATGAAATGGGGCGTTAGGAGATTCCAGAATAAAGACGGATCTCGAACAGCCGCTGGAAAAAGAAGAGCGAGGGAAAACGCTTCCGAAGAACCAAGCCATGATGATTATAAAAAGGCTCATAGCGGCAAAAGCGTAAAAACCATGAGCGACGCTGAGCTTCGCAGCCGTCTTAATCGTCTGCAAATGGAGCGGCAGTATAAGCAGTTGTCTAGCAGTGATGTTAATCGCGGTAAGGAATTTGTTTCTAAGACAATGAAAGCAGCTACTGGAATAGCAACTGCTACCACCACAGCGATTACGCTTTACAACAACTATGACAAGATTAAGAAAATCGTCAGTGGCCTTAGCAAGAAGTAAAAAGGAGATCGGTTGCTTATGGCATTATCAAACACTGCCGTCCCCAAATATTACGGTATGTTTCGTGATGCCGTTCTTCGAGGGGAAATCCCGGTAAACAAAGAAATCTCCATGGAGATGAATCGCATTGACGACCTTATTGCCAATCCCGGTGTTTACTATGACGACCAGGCGGTTGAAGGATGGATCGCCTATTGCGAAGCGGAACTGACTCTTACTGATGGGTCCGATCTTTCTTTGCTGGACACATTCAAGCTGTGGGGCGAACAGATTTTTGGATGGTATTACTTTGTTGAACGAAGCGTATATCAGCCAAATCCAGACGGTCATGGCGGACATTACGTTCGGAAGAACGTTAAGAAGCGTCTTATCAATAAACAGTATCTTATTGTAGCCAGAGGTGCTGCAAAATCAATGTACGCTTCCACTCTACAGGGATACTTTCTCAACGTTGACACTTCCACCACGCACCAAATTACCACGGCGCCGACCATGAAGCAGGCGGAAGAAGTTATGTCTCCTTTGCGTACTGCGATAACGCGTTCTCGCGGACCGTTGTTCCAGTTCCTGACGGAAGGTTCTTTACAGAACACCACCGGTTCAAAAGCAAATCGCACCAAATTGGCGTCAACCAAAAAAGGCGTGGAGAATTTTCTTACCGGTTCTCTTCTTGAAGTTCGGCCAATGAGCATCGCCAAGCTCCAGGGTTTACAGATTAAGGTGGCAACGGTTGACGAATGGCTTTCCGGCGACATTCGAGAGGATGTTATCGGTGCAATTGAACAGGGCGCTTCAAAAGTAAACGACTACATTATTGTAGCAATCAGTTCCGAAGGTACAGTCCGTAACGGAAGCGGCGATACAATCAAAATGGAGTTGATGGACATTCTTAAAGGAGATTACATCAATCCGCACGTATCCATATGGTGGTACAAACTCGATTCGATTGACGAAGTTGGAGATCCGGAAATGTGGCTTAAGGCCAATCCGAATCTTGGTAAAACCGTGAGTTACGAAACTTACCAATTGGACGTGGAAAGAGCCGAGAAAGCCCCCGCCGCACGAAACGACATTCTCGCAAAGCGTTTTGGGTTGCCCATGGAGGGATATACCTATTACTTTACTTATGAAGAAACGCTTCCTCACCGAAAGAGAGACTATTGGCAGATGTCATGTTCTCTCGGTGCAGATTTATCGCAGGGTGATGACTTCTGCGCCTTTACGTTTTTGTTCCCGTTGTCAAACGGTTCTTTTGGCATCAAGACACGAAATTACATAACTTCTATGACATTGATGAAACTGCCCGCAGCTATGAGGATCAAATACGATCAGTTCATGGCCGAAGGCAGTTTAATTGTTTTAGAGGGCGCTGTGCTCGATATGATGGACGTTTACGAAGATCTCGACAATCATATTTCAGAGTGCGGCTATGACGTTCGCTGTCTTGGCTTTGACCCGTATAACGCCAAAGAATTTGTTGCCAGATGGGAACAGGAAAATGGTCCGTTTGGCATTGAAAAAGTTATTCAGGGCGCCAAAACGGAATCGGTTCCTCTTGGGGAATTAAAGAAGCTTTCCGAAGAAAGGATGCTTCTCTTCGACGAGGAACTCATGACTTTTGCTATGGGTAACTGCATTACCCTTGAAGATACCAACGGAAATCGAAAATTGCTCAAGAAACGATACGAGCAAAAGATTGACGCTGTTGCCGCGATGATGGATGCGTATATCGCATACAAGCTCAATCGTGATGCGTTCGACTAAAAAGGAGGTGATGATTCAAATGGGAATGTCTTTTGGTTCTAGACTGAAACATGCTTGGAACGCATTTACGGGAACTGATTATACAACCTATCAGGATGTTGGACCTGGCTATTCGTCCAGACCCGACCGTATCCGCCTTACCAGAGGCAACGAGCGGTCCATTATCACTTCTGTGTATAACCGGATTGCTTTGGATGTTGCGGCGTTAAATGTGCAGCATATTCGTCTGGACGAAAATGGACGCTTCTTATCCGTTATTCAGGATGGTTTGAACACCTGCCTTACCGTAGAAGCAAATATCGACCAAACCGCCAGAGCCTTTATTCAGGACATTGTCGTGTCCATGCTTGATGAAGGCTGCGTGGCAATTGTGCCCGTTGATACAACTTATGATCCTTCCGTTACCGGTTCGTATGACATTCAAACCATGCGAGTCGGTAAAATTTTAGATTGGTACCCACAGCATGTTAGGGTCCGCCTCTATAACGAGCGGACCGGGACAAAAGAAAACATACTGGTGCCAAAGAGTACAGTAGCGATTGTTGAAAATCCTCTGTACGCAGTTGTGAATGAGCCCAATTCTACTATGCAACGGCTTATTCGAAAACTTAACCTACTTGACGTCATCGATGAACAGAGCGGTTCCGGAAAATTAGATTTGATTATCCAGTTGCCCTATGTCATCAAGACGGAAGCAAGGCGCCAACAGGCCGAAAACAGGCGAAAAGATATTGAAGCTCAGTTGTCCGGTACTAAATATGGTATTGCTTATGCCGACGGTACCGAGCGTATTACGCAGTTGAATCGTTCCGTCAACAACAACCTTATGTCGCAGATTGAATATTTAACGAGTATGCTATACAGCCAGTTAGGTATCACTCAAAGCATATTGGATGGTACGGCGGACGAGAAAACGATGCTGAACTACAATAACCGAACGATTGAGCCTATTATTTCAGCTATTGTTGACGAAATGAAACGAAAGTTTCTAACAAAAACCGCCCGATCACAATCCCAGTCGATTTCGTTCTTTAGAGACCCGTTTAAACTCGTTCCCGTCAACGATATCGCTGAAATTGCTGATAAGTTCACTCGAAACGAAATTATGACATCGAATGAAATTCGGCAGGTTATCGGTATGAAGCCTTCGGATGACCCGAGAGCGGACGAGCTTAGGAACAAAAACCTCAGCGCCCCGAGCGAGTCAGAGCCGGAAATCAATCCGCCTGTCGAAGACAAAAATGTTGAAACAGAGTAGTTTCGAGAGTAGGGTCTCTAAAACAAAAACGAAATAAGGAGGAAATTCAAAATGGAAAGAGCATTTCAGCCTGAAGCCTGCGATTTCAGCGGATGGGCAACCAGAAACGACCTTAAATGCTCTGACGGAAGAGTGATTCGTAGAGACGCGTTCAAACACGATGATGGAATCAAAGTCCCTCTCGTATGGAATCATCAGCACAATGATCCACGCAATGTGCTTGGTCATGCATGGTTGGAAAATCGTCCGGAAGGTGTTTATACCTACGGCTTTTTCAACGATTCCGAATCCGGCGAGATTGGAAAGATTCTTGTTAAGCATGGGGACATTTGTGCGTTGTCTATCTACGCCAATCAGCTTCAGCAGAGAGGGTGCGACGTTCTTCATGGAGAGATTCGTGAAGTAAGCCTGGTCCATGCCGGTGCAAATCCTGGCGCTTTTATTGATTCTATGCTCAAGCACGGCGAAGACTCGGATGACGAAGCGATCATCTATACGGGTATGCCGCTCTATCTGTCGCATTCCGATGCTGATAAGCAGGAAGACAAGGCAGACAACGGTGAAAAGAAAGAAACTTCCGAAAAGAAGGATGATCCTGAGAAGAAGACCGATTCCGATGAGGAGAAAACTGTCGCCGATGTAATCAACAGTATGACCGAAGAGCAGAAAAACGTTATGTACGCTATGATCGGTCAGGCTATGGACGACCAGGGCGAATCTGACCCCGAGTCTGAAGACAATAACGATGACGATTCTAAAGGAGGAACTAATACTATGAAACATAACGTGTTTGATAAGGATGACCGTCAGAAGGAGAATGTTCTCATTCATTCCGATGGGTCTGAGGTATCCAGCGAAGAGATTTCCACGATCTTTGGAGATATCAAGCGCTACGGCAGCCTGAAGGACAGCGTGCTTGCTCATGGCATCGACAATGTGGACTATCTGTTCCCTGACGCCCAGACTTTGGCCAACACCCCCGAATTTATTCAGCGTGATACCGGTTGGGTAAAGAAGGTTATGAGCGGTGTGCATCACACCCCGTTTTCCCGCATTAAGTCCATCTTTGCCGATATCACCGAGGACGACGCCCGCGCAAAGGGGTATTTCAAGGGCAAGCTGAAGAAGGAAGAGGTCTTTGGTCTTTTGAAGCGCACCACTACCCCAACTACCGTTTACAAAAAGCAGAAGATGGATCGCGACGATGTTGTCGACATCACTGATTTCGACGTTGTGGCGTGGCTGAAGTCTGAAATGCGTATGATGCTGGACGAGGAGCTGGCCCGCGCTTATCTGATTGGCGACGGCCGTCTTGCTTCCAGCGATGATAAGATCAATGAGCAGAACATCCGTCCCATTCTCAAGGACGAGGAGCTGTATACCATTCAGGCTATCGTCAGCGTCCAGTCTTCCGCTACTGAGGACGACAAGGCCCGCGAGTTTATTCGCACCGCTATCAAGGCCCGCAAGAACTATAAGGGTTCTGGTCAGCCTACTCTGTATACCACTGAAGACATTCTTACCGACTGCCTGCTTCTGACCGATACCACCGGCCGCGATCTCTACACTGATGTCGCTCAGCTTGCAAAGAAGCTCCGCGTTAAGGAGATTGTGACCGTTCCGGTTATGGAGGGTGTAAACGGCAAGAACGGCGGCGCTCTGATGGGCATTATCGTTAATCTGGCGGATTACAATGTCGGCGCGGATCGCGGCGGCGCTGTGAACATGTTCGACGATTTCGATATCGACTACAACCAGCAGAAGTATCTGATTGAGACCCGCTGCTCCGGCGCCCTTATCAAGCCTTATTCCGCTATCGCTCTTGAGCTGAGCACTGCCGGTTAAAATCAACAACATACAAATAGCAAGGAGGACTAATCAATGAATAACATGACTGTTGTTTACGCTGACGCTGAAGAGAAATATGTGAAAAACGTTATTCTCTATGGTAAGACGGCTGATAATTACCTGTACACGGACAGCAAGTGTTCGGAAGCGAATAAAGTTGATAAGGATACCCTTCTCAATCTGCGCAAGAAGGGCGTAATCATCAGCTATAACAGCACATATTACATGCCGCTGTTCTTCAAGGAAGAGTCTGGCGGCAGCGTATCCGTAACCTTTGCGACTGCTGTTTCCGCATCTGCTTCTGCGGCGACTACTCTGTATTCCAAGGAGTATTCCGCTGATTAAAGGGGTGAAAATTCAAAATGGCGAAGTTTTATGGACCAATCGGCTATGCTGTTACTGAAGAAACGACCCCAGGCGTATGGGAGGATCGTATCTCCGAGCGCATGTATTTCGGCGAACTTGTCAGAAATACCCGCAGACTTCAGACAGCCGACAAACTCAACGACAACATCAACGTTTCGAATGAGATTAGTATTTTGGCCGATCCATTTGCTCGCGAGAATTTTCACTTGATGAAGTACGTTGGGTTTATGGGTGCTAAATGGAAGATAGAAAGTGTCGAAGTTCAGTACCCTAGACTAATACTGACTATAGGAGGGGTATATAATGGCGAATAGACTAGATCTACAGGCTTTGCTGGAAGATCTTCTGGGAAGCCGAAATGTGTATTACCAACCTCCCGAGTCAGTTAAGATGAATTACCCCGCCATCGTTTACGCTCTCGAAGATATCGAGAACACGTTTGCTGATGACGGGGTATATTTGTCTAACCGCAAATATCTGGTGACGGTTATCGATAAGAATCCGGACAGTTCTTTTATCGACATAATGGCAAAATTGCCTACTTGCCAGTTTGTGCGGCATTACAAAAGCGATAACCTGAACCATTACGTTTTTACACTTTACTTTTAACAAGGAGGAACGAACCTATGAGTAAACTTGTTTGGGATAAAACCGGTGAACGTTTGTACGAAACCGGCGTAGACCATGGCGTTCTCTACCCTATTCAGGCCGGCGGTCTTTATAATAAGGGCGTTGCCTGGAATGGTCTTACCGCTGTTACCGAAAGCCCCTCCGGTGCGGAGGCGTCTCCTATTTACGCGGATAACATCAAGTATCTGAACCTGATGTCTGCTGAGGAGTTCGGCGCGACTATTGAGGCTTATACTTATCCGGATGAATTCGCTGAGTGCGACGGCTCTGCTGAAATTGCAACCGGCGTGACAATCGGCCAGCAGGCCAGAAAGGTGTTCGGCCTCAGCTATCGTACTGTCATCGGTAACGATGTTGACAGCAACGACCACGGCTATAAGCTGCATCTGATTTACGGCGCTCTGGCTGCACCTTCCGAAAAGGGATATACGACTATCAACGACAGCCCCGAAGCCATCACCTTCTCTTGGGAAGTCAGCACGACTCCTGTCAACGTAACCGGCTTTAAGCCTACCGCTTGCGTGATTATCGACTCTACCAAGGTGGATGCTGGTAAGCTGAAAGCGCTGGAAGAGATTCTGTATGGCAAAGATCCTACAGGCCCCGAAACAGAAGACGGCGTAGATCCCCGTCTGCCTCTGCCGGATGAGATCATCACTCTGATGACCCCCGCCGGTTAAGCATAAGAAACAAAAGATTTAAGAATAGGTACAAGGCCGTATTCAGGTAAGCTGGCGGCTTTGTATTTTTTTTATTTGAAAGGAGAAATTTCGCATGATTAAAAAGACAATCACTTATACCGACTATAACGGTCTTGAGCGCACTGAGGATTTCTGGTTCAACATCACGGAAGCCGAGGCTCTCGAAATGGAGATGAGTACAACCGGCGGTTACGGCGATATGATTCGCCGAGTTGTCGCGGCTCAGGACATGCCGACCATCATCAAGGTGTTCAAAGACTTTATCTTTAAGGCATATGGCGAGAAGAGTCCTGATGGTAAACGGTTCGTCAAGTCTGAGGAGCTTTCCACCGCATTCTCCCAGACCGAGGCATACTCTCAGTTGTATATGGAACTCGCCACCGATGCGGACAAGGCCGCCGAGTTTATAAACGGCGTGATCCCGAATAAGAAACCCGCAGCAAGCCAGCATCCGGCAATCGCTCCTGTCAACAATTGATTTGACAGTTATGGAGGACTGAAGAATGCTTCGAATTACAATACCTGCTGAGGAATTCTGGGATGAAGTCAACGAAGAGTTCATCTACACGAAAGAGCAGACCTTGCAGTTGGAGCATTCTCTGGTCTCTCTTTCAAAATGGGAATCCAAATGGTGTAAAGCGTTTCTTGGCAAACAAGACAAAACAGAAGAAGAAATTCTGGACTATGTCAAATGCATGACGCTTACCCAGAATGTGAATCCCGAGGTATACAAAAGGCTCACTGCCGCAAATTACGACGCGATTAACGCTTATATCGAAGCGCCGATGACAGCGACTTTCTTCTCAGAAGATTCGCTGCCAAAAAACAGCCGGGAAATTGTTACGGCTGAGCTCATTTATTACTGGATGATCGCTTTCAACATACCAGTGGAGTTTCAAAAATGGCACCTCAATAAACTTCTCACACTTATCAGGGTATGCAATGTGAAGAGCAACCCGCCTAAGCGAAGAAGTAAGCGCGAAATCATGAAACGGAATGCGGCTTTGAACGCTGCTCGTAGGAGCCGTCTCAATACGAGGGGGTGAGATTACGAAACGGAAAAAACGAGGTTATAAGAAGTGGCTCGAAACCTACACCAAGAGGGCGGTTGCCGTTATTCTTGCTGTTTCGCTGATCGATTTGCAGTTGTCGTATGTGCTGGCTTTTATGGGACAAGTACAGATTGCAGAATCGCTTTCCAGCACGATAGCGAGCACCGTTGTAGGAGTTATGCTCGGCTATTTCTTAAAAGCGTTATTTGAAACGTTCTTTGAAAAAAGAGAAGAGCGTTTAAGAAGTAAGGAAGGTATTCACGAAGACAGTGTGGATATCGAGGAGGTTTGAAAATGCCTATTTATTTTATGACAACGGCTCTTTTGATTGTGTCCCTGGTGACAAACCTTACCGTTGAGGGAATCAAGAAGCTTTTGAACGAGACCACCATTAAGTATTCGTCTAACGTTCTTGCTGCTGTGGTGGCCGTTCTGATGTCGTGCGCTGTATGCGCTATTTATCTCATTATGAATGATGTTGCTTTTACGCTAAAAGTCGGTGTCGAAGTTTGTATTCTTATGTATCTGAGCTTCCTCACCTCTACCGTAGGGTATGACAAGGTTATTCAGATGATTCAGCAAATCCGAGACACAAAGGAGTATACAACTCATGAGTAACAGTCCATTGGTGTCCTATACCAAATTAAGTCCCAATCATTCCGGGCAGAGAACCCATGCTATTGACCGTATTACGCCCCACTGTGTTGTCGGGCAGTGCTCAGTTGAAACACTGGGCAATATTTTTGCTCCGACCTCCAGGCAGGCGTCCTGCCAGTACGGTATTGGCGTAGACGGAAGAGTCGGTATGTATGTGGAAGAGAAAAACCGTTCCTGGTGTTCTTCTTCCAACGAAAACGACCAGCGTGCCGTAACGATTGAATGCGCGAGCGATACCACCCATCCTTATGCATTTAAGGATGTTGTCTATAACAAGCTCATCGAGCTTTGCGTGGATATTTGCAAACGCAACGGCAAAAAGAAGCTCCTGTGGCTTGGTGATAAGACAAAGACGCTTAATTACAATCCTGCCGCTGACGAAATGGTTTTAACCGTCCATCGTTGGTTCGCAAACAAGAGTTGTCCTGGCGATTGGATGTATTCCCGCATGGGCGATTTGGCTTCCAAGGTTACTGCAAAATTGGGAGGAAGTTCGGCCAGCAATCCCGGAACTGCCGGCGGTAACGTTTTGTACCGCGTCCAGACAGGAGCGTTCAGTAACAAGGCAAATGCGGACGCTATGTTGTCCAAGGTGAAGGCGGCTGGCTTCGATACTTACATGGTCAAAGTCGACAATCTTTATAAGATTCAGGTGGGAGCCTACAGCAACAAGGCAAACGCGGACGCTATGGCCGCCAAGCTGAAAGCTGCGGGCTTCGATACTTATATCACTACTAAGAGCGGAACGGCTGTTTCTTCCACTGCTAAAAAGAGTGTTGATGAGCTTGCCAGAGAAGTGATTCAGGGTTTGTGGGGAAACGGGCAGGATCGTAAGAACCGTTTGCAGGCAGCCGGCTACGATTACAACGCTGTCCAGAAAAGAGTAAACGAACTTCTGTAAAAGGATGATTCAATGATAAGGTTCAGACACAAGGGCGACTTCTCCAGAACAACTCGGTTTTTGGAGAGAGCGAAAGAGGCCGTCCGAATCGGGGATCTTGACAAGTATGGTCGAGAAGGGGTCGCCGCCCTTGCTTCTGCAACGCCTATCGATAGCGGGCAAACGGCCAATTCTTGGTATTACAAGATTGAAAACCGAAACGGAACGGCAAAGATTACGTTTTACAACTCAAATGTTCAAAATGGGGTTCCGATAGCCATTATTCTTCAGTATGGTCACGGGACTCGCAACGGTGGCTGGGTGCAGGGTCGAGATTACATCAATCCTGCTATCCAGCCTATTTTTGACAAAATTGCAGAACAAGCATGGAAGGGGGGGTTACTAAGCTATGAGCACTACGATTGACGAAAGAGTCGTAGAAATGCGATTTGACAACAAGCAATTCGAAAGTAATGTTCAGACCAGCCTTTCCACTTTGGATAGATTGAAGAAGAGCTTGAATTTATCCGGCGCTGCAAAGGGTTTCGACGAAATAGACAGCGCTTCCAAAAAGGTAAATATGAACGGCCTTGCGAATGCTGTGGAGTCTGTGCGTCTGAAGTTTTCAGCTTTAGAAGTCATGGCGGTAACAGCCCTTGCCAATATCACCAATTCCGCTTTGAACGCGGGAAAAAGGATTGTTTCGGCGCTTACGATAGACCCAATTAAAACCGGTTTTCAGGAATACGAAACGCAAATCGGCGCGGTGCAAACTGTCCTTGCCAACACTCAGCATGAAGGAACAAACCTTCAGCAAGTAAACAGGGCGCTGGATGAACTGAACACCTATGCGGACAAGACGATTTATAACTTTACCGAAATGACCAGAAATATCGGTACGTTTACCGCAGCCGGTGTAAATCTTCAAACTTCCGTTGATTCTATCAAGGGTATCGCTAACCTGGCCGCAGTTTCAGGTTCAACCTCTCAGCAAGCTTCTACGGCAATGTATCAGCTTTCCCAGGCATTGGCAGCCGGTAAGGTTTCGCTTATGGACTGGAACTCTGTTGTTAATGCCGGTATGGGCGGTAAGGTGTTCCAGGACGCGCTTGTAAGGACTTCTGAACTGCTCGGTACCGGAGCGAAAAACGCCATCAACATGTACGGCTCGTTTAGAGAGTCCCTTACCAAAGGCGAGTGGCTGACCACCGAGGTTCTCACTGAAACCTTGAAACAGTTTGCCGGCGCTTACAGCGAAGCGGATCTGATTCAACAGGGTTTCTCGGAGTCTCAGGCCAAAGAAATTGCTCAGATGGCGAAAACCGCAGAGGAAGCCGCAACTAAGGTCAAGACCTTCACTCAGTTGTGGGATACTTTAAAGGAAAGCGCTCAATCCGGATGGACGGCAACTTGGGAAATTTTGATTGGCGACTTTGAGGAAGCAAAAGACCTGCTCAGCGAAGTATCCGAAACCATCGGCAACGTGATTGGCGAGGCTGCCCAAGCGAGAAACGATCTGCTCAGCGGCGGTCTCAGTTCCGGATGGAAACAGTTGCTGAACCAGGGCATTGCCGATGAAGCCGGCTATATCGAATCTATTCAAGAGGTTGCCAGAAAAAGCGGTGACGCCTTCGACAAGATGGTCGCAGATTCGGATAATTTCAGCGACGCTCTTAAAAAAGGGTTGCAGGAAGGAGTTATATCTTCCGATACCCTTTCGGATGCCGTCCATAACCTTAGAGATAAAATGACCGGCATGTCTCAGGAAGAGCGTAAAGCCGCCGGTTATACCTCGGAGATGGTGGAGCAAATCGAAAAACTGGACGAGGGGATCAAAAACGGCTCCGTTTCCATGGATGAGTTTACGGAAAAGATTCTTAAACCGTCCGGCCGAGAGAACCTGATTCAGTCGATTTGGAATGCCGCTAAAGGGTTGATGAGCGTTATTGCCCCTATTAAGGAGGCATTCCGAGACATCTTCCCGCCTATGACTTCCGAACAGCTATACGCTTTTACAGAAGCGTTGAGAAATCTCACGGAAAGAATGAAACTCAGCGAAACGACTTCTGAGAATTTAAAGCGTACTTTTAAAGGCTTATTTGCTGTTCTTGATATTATCAAACAGGCTGTGACAGCCGTGTTTAACGCTGTTGGTTCGCTTCTTGGCGGTGTTGGCGATCTTGGCGCCGGAATACTCGGCGTGACCGGTACTTTTGGTGACTGGCTCGTTAAGCTGGACGAATTCATCAAGCAGGGCGACGTGTTCAACAAAGTTCTCGGAACAATCGTGAGCGTCATCAAAACGGTTGCCACCGCGATTCGTGATTTCGTAAAGGTTGTAGCTGAAAAAATCGCTTTCCCGGGATTTGAATTGTTACATTCCCTTCTTGAGAGACTGCACGCAAGGATGTCCCAGATTGGCGACGCAGCCGGCGGTATGAAGAGCAGCGTTTCCTCAGCGTTTGAGGCAATGGGGAACGCCCTCGCTAACTGCCAGTTTATGCAGCTACTTCAGGCGATATGGGACGCGGTCAAAGCAATTGCCGGGGGCATCGCTGATGCGATGGGGAAAGTCGGTTCTTCGCTGATTGACAGCATCGGAAACGCTGACTTCAGCGGCGTTATCGACCTTCTCAACGGAATCTCTTTCGGCGCGATTGCGGTCGGTATTACCAAATTTGTAGGCGCTATCAAAGAACAGCTCGATTCCATCGGAAGCATCAAGGAATCTTTCATCGGTATTCTGGACAGCGTAAGAGGATGTTTCGAGGCATACCAGTCTCAGTTACAGGCTGGTACCTTGCTGAAAATTGCGTCTGCCATTGCGATTCTGGTAGCGTCGTTGGTGGCACTTTCTCTTATCGACAGCGCAAAATTAAGCGCTGCTCTCGGCGCCATTACTGTTCTGTTTGCTGATTTGATGGCTTCCATGGCGATTTTCAATAAAATCAGCGGCATGGCAAGCGGCGTTATAAGAAGCACGACCGCGATGCTGGCGATTTCCACTTCTGTGTTGATTTTGGCGAGCGCTTTGAAGAAACTTGGAGATTTGGACGCTAAACAACTCGCGACGGGACTTACCGGCGTTGTCGGTTTAACCGCCACGATGATTGTTGCCGCAAAATCACTCAGCAAAGGCGGCCCCACTATTATAAAGGGCGCATCCCAGATGGTTATATTTGCCGCAGCAATTAAGGTTCTGGCTTCTGCGTGCGAAGACTTATCCGCACTTGACTGGGAAGGACTTGCCAAAGGACTTGTCGGCGTCGGCGTGCTGCTTGCGGAAGTATCGTTGTTTATGAACACAGCAAAATTTAGCGGCCAATCCGTTACAACGGCTACCGGAATTGTGATATTGTCCGGAGCAATTAAAATTCTCGCGTCCGCCTGCGAAGACTTTGCACAAATGAACTGGGGCGAAATCGGGCGAGGGCTCACTTCAATCGGTATTGTCCTGGCGGAAATTGTGGCGTTTACCCGTCTTACAGGGAACGCGCAGCATGTTATAGCAACCAGTGCGGCTTTGATCGGCATTGGAGCCGCTATGAAAATCCTTGCAGCAGCGGTAAAAGACTTTTCCGCTATGAACTGGAGCGAACTCGCCGTTGGCCTTGTTGGAATGGCGGGAGCTTTGGCAGCCGTTACGATTGCCGTCAATTTCATGCCTAAGAATATGATTGCGATTGGAACCGGTCTTATTGCTGTTTCTACTGCTCTTCTTATTATGGCTTCGGCTCTTGAGAATATGGGCGGTATGGAATGGAACGAAATTGCAAAAGGGCTTGTCGCTCTTGGCGGTTCGCTCGGGATTATGGCCGTTGGTTTGAGAGCTATGACCGGAACCTTGTCTGGATCTGCCGCCATGTTGGTGGCCGCATCCGCGCTGGCTATTCTTACACCTGTTCTCAGCATTCTCGGTGCTATGAGCTGGACTGCTATCGTGAAGGGTTTGGTGTCGCTGGCTGGTGCTTTCACCGTTATTGGTGTTGCGGGAGCAGTTCTCACTCCGTTGGTTCCCACTATTCTTGGTTTGAGCGGCGCTATGGCTCTGATTGGTGTTGCCGTTTTGGGGCTTGGCGCAGGACTTTTAGCTGCCGGAACCGGCTTGTCCGCAATCGCTGTAGGCTTTACTGCACTGGCAGCGGCAGGAACAGCCGGAGCGACCGCTGTAGTGGCGTCTTTAACCGTTATCATCACAGGCATTGCGGATCTTATTCCGGCTATCGTTGCAAAAATCGGCGAAGCCATTGTTGAGTTCTGCAAAGTGATTGCCAATAGCGCAGGTGAAATCGGGAACGCAGTGAAAGAAGTCGTTCTAACTCTTGTGGACGTACTTGTCGAGTGTGTTCCGGCTATTGCAGATGGAGCGTTAAAGCTTATCGCTGGTGTTCTTGAGGCGTTGGTCCAATATACTCCGCAGATTGTAAATTCCCTGTTCCAGTTCCTCATCGGGGTGCTTGAAGGAATTGCCCGTAATCTGCCCGGTCTTATTCAGGCGGCCATCGACGTGCTCATGGCATTCTTTGCCGGCATTGTTGACGCTTTGAAGGGGATTGATACTGCAACCCTGCTTCAAGGGATTGTCGGAATCGGTCTTCTGGCTGCTATTATGGCGGCTCTGAGCGTGGTTGCAGCTCTTGTTCCCGGAGCCATGGTTGGTGTTCTCGGAATGGGATTGGTTATCGCAGAACTGGCGTTGGTTCTTGCCGCAGTCGGCGCGTTGGCTCAAATTCCAGGTTTGCAGTGGCTCATCAATGAGGGCGGTAATTTACTGCAAGGCATCGGTACCGCCATTGGCAAATTTATCGGCGGTATTGTAGGCGGCTTTATGAGCGGTGTTTCCAGCCAGTTCCCGCAAATCGCTACTGATTTGTCCGGATTCATGACAAATATTCAGCCGTTTATTCAGGGCGCTTCCGCTATTGACCCGTCGATGATGGACGGCGTAAAAGCCCTGGCTGAAACCATTCTTATCCTGACTGCTGCAAATATTCTGGAGGGGCTGACTTCCTGGTTTACAGGCGGGTCTTCGCTTACCGGGTTTGCCGAGGAACTTGTTCCTTTCGGCACAGCGATGAAGCAATTTTCGGATGAGATAGCCGGAATTGACGGAGAAGTTGTGGCTAATGCGGCGGTTGCAGGCAAAACACTGGCGGAAATGGCCGCTACGCTTCCCAACAGTGGAGGCGTCGTGGGTTTCTTTGCCGGTGAAAACGATATGGGCGCGTTTGGGGACCAGCTTGTACCCTTCGGCGAAGCAATGAAAGCTTTTGCTGACTCGGTTGCAGGCTTGGACGCCAGTGTGGTTACAGAAGCTGCAAATGCCGGAAAAGCTATGGCTGAGATGGCGTCTACGATACCGAACAGCGGAGGGGTCGTCGGCTTCTTCGCCGGTGAAAACGACATGGATGCTTTCGGCGAACAGCTCGTCCCGTTTGGCGAAGCGATGAAAGAATTCTCAATAGCCGTTACCGGACTGAACGCGGATGTGGTTGTCAATTCCGTTACTGCGGGTAAAGCGCTTATGGAATTGGCAAATACCGTGCCGAACAGCGGAGGTCTCGTTGCATTCTTCACAGGCGAAAACGACCTTGACATGTTTGGAGAGAAATTGGTGCCGTTCGGAGAAGCCATGAAGCAATATTCCATTGCCGTTACAGGGCTGGATGCCAACGTGGTGGTAAATTCCGCAAATGCGGCGAAAGCTCTGGTAGAGCTGTCCAACAATCTTCCGAACAGCGGCGGCATCGTCAGTTGGTTTACGGGAGATAACGATATTGCCTCTTTTGGTGAAAAACTTGTCTCCTTCGGTCAGTCTTTCGCGGCTTATTACGCAAGCGTCAGTACCGTGGATGTAGCGAAGTTAAGCGGCGTTGTTGCGCAGTTCCGCAATCTTGTGGATTTGGCGAACGGTATTACCAGCGTTGATACGAGCGGGATGTCCCGTTTCGCTCAGGATTTGACGAATCTTGGCAACTCCGGTATTGAAGGCTTTATAAATGTTTTCAATAATGCCAGTTCCAGAGTGAGCGCCGCCGCGACATCGATGCTCACAACCTTTATCAATGCCGCGAACGCACAGAAGTCGGCAGTTGTTTCAACCTTTACCACAATGGTGAACAGCGTTATTTCTTCGCTTACAAGTCAGCAGTACCAGTTTACGACTATCGGCAGCACAATGATGACGAATTTCATCACTGGTATTCGTGGGAAAGACAGCTTGGCCAGAAACACTTTCTTGACCATGATTAACGGATGCCTGACCACTCTTCGAAACAAATTCTATGAGTTCAACACCGTGGGTCAAGCCGTTATGACCAACCTTATTGCCGGAATCCGTTCT